CCTCTAACATCTTACCATCTTTTATAAGTTTTAAAATAGCTTTCTGTACTTGCTTAGGGCTTTTACCTTTTACTTGTATGTCTGCAGCTTTGCCTAATAAATGTTGGCTGTTTAATTTGCCTCCTATAGCCTTATTGTGTATTTCTGAACGGTAAGCGCTAGTTATGTGTATAGGTGCGTTTAAAACGCTTCTAAGGACTTCTAATTGCTTAGCTAGTATCTTTATATTAGCCCAAACTTCTTGAGGCATACCAGCCCCATCTTTACTATTAAATTCTTCTTTACTAAAGTGTTCTGTTAATTCCATATTTGTAATTTTAAACTAATGTATATAGCTTTTATTGCTTATATATACATATTTGTAATAAATATACTTACCACTTTTTATCTTTATTTGATTTTATAACAGACCTTAAACCATCAATTATTGTATCTGGTGCAAATAAGAAACCAATACCTACAATTAATAGTATAGCAAACTGAAACACCTTACTGTCTTGTACTACAAAGATATAAGTAATAGCAGCTATTAAAACCAATATTCCTAGTAAGGTTGTTTTCCAGCTTTCTACTATATTTTTCATTTTCGTTTATACATTAAATACCATTTATGGCTTGTATATCCAATAGCAACCGCTGTTAGTAATATCTTTAATATTATGTCTATCTGCATAAAATTAAAGCCTAGTGTTATAACATTTATAAAAGCGATTTTAAGGTCAGTTGTAGTCATTTAAGTCAATATTGTATAGTTAAATTATTTGTTAAAATTGATTAGCAAAAGCCATATAGATATAAGTTGAAGTATTAGCGTTTGTATCTGCGTTTGTGCTTTTTAGTTGAAACGTAGTGGCATTAAAGTCAATATCATTTGCGGTGCTTTCTGCTGCAGAAAGGTTAGGGTTTAGTGTTTTATCAATAGGATTAGAAGTGTCTCTTTTATTGTCTAATATTACCCAGTTACCAGTACTGTCTGTTCTTTTTATCATTACAAAAGCTGGTTCAAAATCAGTTGTAACAGTTGGCCCAGTAGCAGAACCGTTACCAGTGTAACTCCCAATCTTACTAAACCCAGCCTTTTCAGCAAAGCAGTAGGCTATGAAAGCAGTACTACTTCCAGAATAGTTAAAAGAAAATACACTATTTGTAGGTTTTACGCTATTAAAAAGTGTAGTGTTAAAAATTCTTTGTTCAGTTAGATTTAAGACTATGAAATAATCTTCTGGACTTGACAAATCTAAACCTTCGTGATAAGAATGCCAATTACCAACTACATTTGTTGATTTAGTTATTACCATTTTAGGTGCTTCATCTAATCCGTGTCCTATTGTTTGAAGTCCTGATTGAGTAAACTTAACAACACTAAACCCAGCATCTACATTAGCAGACACCTCAGAAGTAATAGAGCCATCTGTGTTTGTTACAGCAGCACCACCAGCTTTCCAGCCCCAGCCAACCCAAGTGTTAGTGGTTCCAAAATTAGAATCTGCACCAGGCAAAAGAACTCCATCAGAAGCCAAACGCATATAATCAGAATTATATCCATCTTCTGAATTTGTTAAATTTGAGTATAAATACCTACCATCACCCCTAACGGAATCTAAGAGCCTATGTGATGCAGTCCCGTTTATCTGCTTACTCCATACCAAATCTGGAGTAAAGCCCATTCCCGTTATAGTTTGTGCAACGCTATTATTTCCCTCCCACAAAATAGTATTAAAACTTGTCGGAACTACTACAGCCTCTCCACTAGTATTTATTAATCTTTTATTTATAGCCATAATTTAAAGCATAAAGTTAGGCAACTCAAAAGTAAGTACTGCCTTTTTAGTTGTTAAAGCCTTAATTTCTAAACCTATTGTATTGCTTTGTGTTCTTAATTCTGCTCTGCTATCTATCACTTCTTGTGCTGCAATTTCTCCGCTATCCATTTGCCTAATAACAAACCAATCTGTTTTTTGTAATTGGCTTCCTATAATAGATTTTAAATTGCTTATTTTTTGGGTTTTTAACTCTGCTAAATTTTGCACAATAACCCTATCAATAACATCATAAGTATAAACATTATCAACTAATTTAATAGCAGACAATTCTTCTATTCTTGAGTCGTATGTAGGTGTTACAACATCTAAAAAACCAAAGCCTTCTTTAATGTTAAAATGCGTTCCGTTTTCATCAGTCCAAACACTAGGTATCTTGCTAAATGTTTTTATATTTCCGTTTACTAAAATTCCTTTCATATTATATTGCTTTTGAGATTGAATACCAGTATTCTGCTGCACCAGTTACTACTATTTGTATTAAATTAGAGACAGTACCATCATAAACACCAGCAACCGTTGTACCAGCGGGAAGTGTTAAAGCAAAATCTCCAGTAATAACTAAGTCCTTAACCATACCTATACCAGTATTTGCAAATGTTAAAGTAGTTGCTGCTACTAAAGTCTTAGTAAATACTTGTGCGGTTGCAAAATCTACCTCTGTTGTTAAAGCTGCACTTGTTTTAAATTCATCAGCAAGCCTAGCATAAGACGTAAAGCCATCTGCATAAACCTCTGTAAAGTTTTCGTTTGCTTTTGTAAATGCTGTTCTTAATGGGTCTCCAGTTCCATCATTAGCTGTCGTTCCTATTCCTATTACTTGTTTTGCCATCTTTTATTTTATTAATATGTTGTTTGGTCTGCTGTTAATTGTGTTGTATCTGCTAACACTAAAATAGTATCTGCAGTTAGATTGCTTCCATCAGCGTCAAATGGATAAATGCTTCCCCAACCGTTTGGCTCGTTTACATTCCCCCACCAACTACTTAGGTATATTATTCCCCAATTTATCAAGTTTGCCATTTTTTACTTTATTTAAAAACAATTTTAGTTTCTCTATGTTTTCTTTTTTTACCTTGTATCTTTTCATTTATTGTCACAATTACGTTCTTTAATATAAACTCTAAATAACCCAGCCAGTAAAATTAGACTCTTTATCAGGGTACATATCGTTGTTGCTATTGGAATTATATTCAGGGTAGGTAGATTGATTAAAACTCATAAAGTCAATAAACCTTCTAGTATAATGCTGTGCTATATCCCTTTCTTGTTCTGCTAAATAATCAACTTCATCTTTAGTTACCGTTTCACTACTTTCGCTTGTATGTTTGTAAATACCACCATTAGATACAGTATAAGCCAAAAATGGTAGCATTTCCACTTGTGACCAATGTATAGTCATAGGTTTAATGTATGTTTCTAGTAAGGTCTTATACGTAGGATTAGCATCTAAAGCATCTGTAGTTATTAATGTCTCTATTTTTTCGTATAGCTGCGTTCCTAAATAGTTTTGTATGTGAATTTCTTGAGCAACCTCAATCCATTGAATAAATTTATCAGTATCTAGGTTTCCGCTAAATACACTATACCTTTTAAGGTCTTTTGGGGTTATAAATAACGCTTTAGCCATTAGTTAAATCTTTTGTTAGTTGGTAAAAATCCTCTGTTTGGCATATCCATTGGTTTCATAGCTACCTCTTTTGGGTTTCTTACTCTTAAACCATCTCTTTCAGCTTGGTTAGTAGAAACTTGTGGTGCATTAGGATTGTTTACATCTACTTTTACGGTACTTGCAAATGTTTGTCTTAACCATTTATGGTGGCAGTCTCCACCGCCTTTATAAAGCCATATAGAATAAGTGTTAGCACCCCTAGCACCCCATCCAGCATTTACCACTTGGTTTTCCATAGCTATTAAATCCTCTTTTCTGTATAGCTTGTCAGCAGCTACCATATTTTTACAAAAAGGTCTACTATCGTCGCTTGTGGTTAAAGGCGTGTATCTGTATCTAACCTTGTATTTTAAATTACCTATTTCTTTATCTTGTTCACTTTTAGAATTAGGTCTAGCCGTTCCAGTACTTACAAAATTCCATACTTTAGATAATACAGATTGTTTAGGGTTGTTTAAAGCCTCTATTTCTGCGTCTAATTTATCTTCTGTATCATAATCCACCTCTTGTGAGTCTATTAATTCCCACTCATCTTCTAAATCTTCTCCTAAATCTATTAAAGGATTGCTTTGTGCAGACATTTTTATACCAGTTTCTTCTTCTTTAGTCTCTGCATCCA